ATTTAACCCCCATACAAATGGAAATTACACCTGACCCCGCTGGCAATCCGGCGGCCGGAGTGGATGCCGCGGCTATTGCTGGAGGATTTTCCGCTTCACAACTGAAAGACCTCCGCAAATTCAACATTGTGAAGGCAATTCGCGAAGCTCGCAACGGCAAGCTGACCGGTATTGAGGCTGAAATGAACCAGGAAGGAATTGCAGAGCGCAACAAGCTGGGCGTTGAAAGCCGCGGCGAAGGCCAGCCCGCTGTTCATATGCCTGAGTTTTTGAACCGCGAACTGCGTACCAACACCGTTACCGGTGGAACTGGTGGTAACTTGGGCGGCGACTTGGTATACACCGACCCAGGCCGTTACGTTGACTTTTTGTACCCAAATACGCCGATGCTTTCTTTGTGCTCGGTAGCTGAGGGTTTGACTGGAAACGTACAATTCCCGGTACAGGACAGCGACTACACTTTGAACTGGAACACGGAAACCGGTGCAGCTTCTGCTCAGGACTTGACGTTCAGCACTATTACTATGACGCCTAAGCGCTCAGTAATTGCTGCCGCTGTATCTAACCAGCTTTTGGCTCAGGAATACAGCCAGGGCATCCAAGCTCGGATGATTAACCAACTGAACCAAAGCTTTAACAAAGGTTTGGAACAGGCTGTATTGGTTGGTACTGGAGCTTCTAACCAGCCTACTGGTATTTATACCGCTTTGAACGGTACCGCTCAGGACTTGGCTTTGGGTGCTATCTCTTACGATGACTTGGTAGATATGGAGGCTTTGTTGGCTGCTAACAATGCATTGGGCGGACGCCTGGGCTACGTTACGCACCCCAACGTAGTGGCCAAATTGAAAAAGACGAAGGTTGACTCTGGTAGCGGCCGCTTCCTGGTTGAGGGAATGTTGGACCCCGTGCAAACTGCTAACGGTTACAATATCTACTCTACGACTTTGAGCAAAAAGACAGCCGGAAGCCCTGATACTTACGGCATTTTGTTTGGCAACTTTGAGGACGTACAAATTGGATTCTGGGGCGGTGCTACCTTGTTGATTGACCCCTACACCGAGATGCTTTCTTCAACTGTACGTATCTACGTGGAGCGCTTTATGGACATCGCAATTTTGCGTCAAAAGTCCTTCGTAATTGCTGACGACGTTACGATCTAATGACAACAATTGACTTCACCCCCGCAGCTATTAACCTCACCGAGGTTAAGGCTTTCTGCCGAGTGGACGGAAGCGCAGACGACAGTTTGCTGACCTTCCTTTACAACGCGGCTTGCGACGAAGCGCTGAGCTTTGCGCAGGTGGTGGTTGGGGTCGCAACCGTTACCGTGGTAACCAATTGGGAAGATACTTTGTATCTTCCCTTTTGGCCCATTGGTGCGGTAACTTACGTTAAGGTGGACGGCGTAGCCGATACCGAATACACACTATTAAACGGCAAGCTGACCCCTTCAATTGAGGGCGATAAGCTGGAGGTAGTTTACGCGGCTGGTTGGAATACTAGCACGCCCAAAGACGTAATGCACGCTATATACCAGCGCGTTAAATACGGCTTTGACTATGGGGACGATTTGCCCCAACCTACCCCCCGCTTTTTTGACCGCGTGCTGTACCGCTATAAGAATACGTTTTGACCTTAGACCGCCGCATAAACCTCTACGCCCCAACGGTTACCACAAACCAAAGCGGGCAAGTCCTACGCAGCTTTGCCAGCGCTGGGGCTTGTTATGCTATGTTAGTTGTAAACGAGGGCGCAGGTACGGAGGCTTTTGTAAGCGATCAAATGCAAAGCAGTGCCGTGGTACTGTGGCGCGTGCGTTACCGCACCGACGTGCTCGGCAGCTGGGAGCTGGAATTTAACAGCCAACGCTACGAGGTGATAAGCGCGCTGCCGGAAGGACGCAAGCGCTATACATTAATCAAGACAAGGCTCAAAGACAATGCCTAAACAAAAGGGAATTGTTGGCCTTGACGAGCTGCGCAAAAAGCTCCAGAACGCACCGGAGAAACTCCGGCTGCAGGAATTGTACGGTGCCCTACGCCAGGAAGCCACACCGCTGCGAAATTCAGCGCGTGCTGCCGCTTACGAGGACGTAAACAAGCCAGGCACTAACGAGCTATTTAAAGCTATTAAAATTAGCCGCGCAAGGGTTAAGGCGTGGCGCGACGAAATAGGCGTTTGGATAGGTCCTACGCGCGTGGGCAAGGCTAAGGGCGACGCGCAGAGCTACCCTTTTATGCAACTGTACGGCCGCCGTGCAAACGGAACAAATAAGGGCTACCCTGCTAAGGACTTTATGAGCAAAGCCTGGGAGGCGCTGGGCGCTTCAACGCGTGCCCGTATTGATCGCGTGGGAAAAAGCAAATGGCAACAACAACTTAGACGAGCCCTCCAGTGAACTACCTTAAAGTTATACGCGACGCTTTGACCGCTGCCCAGGCGCTACCGGTTTACGCTATGGCTTCCCCCCAGGGCACCACAGCGGACCATATAGTGCTGCAAATGGACAGCATAGAGGTAACCGAAACAAAAGACGGCTACCGGATGCAGAACGTAAACGCAGAGCTGTACATTTACCAGGCTAGTGCTGACAACGCGCAGACCACACTGCAAACCATACGCACGTACCTTGCGGCCAACGGAAATGCTGCGTACCTTTCCGCTTGGATGACCAACGCCCAAACCCTTTACAATCAAGACGCTGAAAACGTCCTATTGATAGCTGACTTCACTTTTACAATTAAAACTACCTACTAATGGCAACAAATTCCGGTACTGAGTTTCGGCTGCTTTTGAGCACCGACGGCACCACTTACAAAGGACTGGCAAACGAAACCGAATGTTCGTTTGATATTACCAGCGATACCCGCGAAACCACTAGCAAAGATGCGGCTGTATGGCGCACCTACGTGCCTAGCGCTAAGGCGTGGACTGCATCCGGTACGGCTATCTTTGGCGACGATGACGCTGCTAAGTGGAACCCGGACGATTTGTACGACTTGGTTGGTACCACTGTGTACGTTAAGCTCACCCCTTGCACAGCTGGAGGCGTTACCCCAATTGTTGGTGAATCTAACCTTACAGGAACGGCTGTATTTACTTCTTTTTCCAGCTCACAGCCGGACAAAGACAACGGTACATTTACTTTTCAATTACAGGGCACCGCTGCTTTGGTGAAAGGAACAAACGCTTAAAAAATGGAAAAGGGGCAAAAATTCGCGTTGGGGGCAGCGTTACTATTTGAAGAGCTAACTGGCAAGCGAATGGCCGAGGTTGGTGATGGTTTAGGATTAAGGGACACCATAGTGTTGATTTATTGTCAGCGCTATTGGAACACTAAAGAAAAGCCAACGCTTGACCAGTTTATTGAAGAATTGAGCGCTAACTCTGTAGAGGCCCTCCCGGCGCTTTTAAACGCCCCTTTTTCCCCGAAGGAGGTCCAGTAACATTACTGGGCCTCCTAATCGGGAGAATAGGGCTAAGCAAAGCCGACGCGCTCAGTTTGACGGGCGCGGAGATTGAAGCGACGCTAACGGCATACTACGCAGGGCAAAAAGACGCCTGGAGCCGCACCAGGTGGCTGGCCACAATAGTGGCTAACTTTAGCGGTAATGCAAAGAAGGGCGGCCTCCAGCCTACCGACTTACTTAGATTTGATGACGAACACCGAAGCTCAGGAATTGAGAAACTATTTAAGATAGCAAAAAATGGCTGATTCAATTATTTCGCGTTTACTGCTAACCTTAGATACAAAGGAGTTCCGCAACGGCATCCGGCAAGCTGACCGCGAGCTTAAGGACTGGAGTAAAGGCATCGGTAAGATAGGCGATATGCTAGGGGCGGCTTTTGCCGTCGGAGTTATTGCGGACTTTACAATGGAAGCGGTAAAGCTCGGCGACGAGCTGACAGCTGCACAGCAAGGTTTCCAGCGCTTTGGCGAGGCCGCCGATATGGAAAAGCTGCGCGCATCTACCGGCGGTATGGTTTCCGACCTAAAGCTAATGCAGCAAGCGATCCAGGCGGGAAACTTTGGCATACCTATTGAAGAGCTAGGCAACTTATTTGCATTCGCGCAGCAACGAGCTAAGGAAACAGGGCAGGAGGTTGACTACTTAACGCAGTCCATTGTAACAGGTATTGGCCGTAAAAGCCCTCTAATCCTTGACAACTTAGGTATTTCGGCTGTACAGCTTCGCGAAAAACTTGGCGGCGTAAGCGCTGAGGCTGCAACTATTGCCGAGGTAACCAAAGCGGTAGGCGAAATTGCAAGCGAAGAGCTGGGTAAAATGGGCGGCACTATTGACGACGCCACCACAAAAAGTAAACAGTTTACTGCCAACTGGGAAAACTTTAAGGCAAACGTAGGGCAAACCCTTAGCCCTATTGCTAATGGATTTTTGACGCTAGCTAACGCAATAATGACCGGCGGCGCGGCAATGAATTACACAGCTGAGGCTGCTAAACTTGCAAACGGCACCTACGGAATGTATGGCCAGGTGCTGGGAAAAGTCAAGGATGACACCGCAGAAGCTGTAAGGGAAACGCTTAATTTAGGCAGTGCTATGCGCGGCGTTTGGGAAACCTTTAACGTAGGCGGCTCAGCACAAAAAAGCGTTACCACTTTAGGCGGCTTAAAGGAAAAGCTGACCGAACTGCAAAAAGAATTTCAAGAAGTAGACGTAAGCACTGCCCGCTTCAAAGAGCTACGGCTGGAAATTGAGCGGCTAGAAACGAGAATAAGCAGCCTAACCAATCCGCAAAAAGCGCTACCTAAAAGCGAAACTATAGAGCTGGCCAGCAAAGGACTGCACGAGGTGGGCAACGCCGTGGCCGGTATGCAAATTCAAGTACAAAAGGCTATACCTTCAATTAATGACTTGAATACCGCATACATTGATATTAACCGGCAACAGGCTATTTTTAACGAGCTGGGCGGTACTATGGGGCGCATCCTTAGCGAAAGCTTTAACGCGGCGCTAGTAAACGGTGAAAGCTTCTTTAAGACCTTTATTAATGGCCTTAAACAAATGGTTGCGCAAATTCTGGCAACGGCTGCCGCTGCCGCTGCGCTAGCCGTCGCGCTTATGGCTTTGGGAATACCAGGCGTCAAGGGTCTAAACTTTGGCCAAACCTTTAGCGGCCTTTACAAAGCTATGGGCGGTATGGGTGGCCAGTTTTTAGATATGGGCAGCTCCGTGCCTACTATGGTGGGAGCTGGTGCCGGAATGATAGGCGGCGCTGGCTTAGGCGGTGGGCGCACTGTGCTACGTGGAAACGATATATTTGTAAGCAATTCGCGCACAAACTTTGATATTTCCCGAATAGGTGGCTGATTTACTTACACACTACGCCGAAACCGCAGAGCACTATTTTGAAATATGGTGTATTAATCCGCCATTTTCACCTAGCCCCAGCTTTGAGCCGGAAGAGTTTACAGTGGTTGACTGGGCAATTCGGTACGAAGGGCTAGACAAATTCCAGCCCGGCATAGTACCCTCACAGCTAGACCTCCAGGTGTTGGATGGGCCTAGCCCATTTATTGCGCTGCTCACCATAAACTACGACAGCGCTAGCGTTTATTATTGCAAGGTATATACCAAAGGAAAGAACTGCCTAGGAAGCAAAATAAAGGCGCTAGGCGAACCTGACTACACAAATAAGTACAATGCCTTTGCCGCACGTGTAAGCGCAGACGGAGGCACTATGGAGCCCGGTATGGGCCCTTCGCTAAACTGGGCTGGAGTATTTATTGGCGACCTCGGCGCGCGTGAGGTAGTCAACGGCGTGCGCGTTACTACGCTAGCAGCTGCCGACGGCTTTGGAGCTTTGGACCAGGTGAGTAATGGCTACGTTTGGAATAATACTATTTTGCCGTTTACTGACCAAATTGCTGGGCAGCTGGGCAGCGCTGGGCTATGGAACTTGTTTAGCGGCTTTTATATTTCCGAAAACATAACCCACAAAAGCGCTCCGACTGATCGTAATATATTGCACTACTCAGGTACCACGCAGTACCACTATTTGTACAATCAAAATACCTTTGAGTGGCGCACTACGCGCGAATGGCTAGACAGCATATTGGTGGCCTTTGGTATGCAGCTGTACCAAAAGGACGGGTATCTTTGGTTCCGCGCTTTGTGGATTGAAAACCCCGCCTATTGGGACCTTTACAACGGTACCGGAGTTTACCAGTCGCGCACCACACCACAGCCAACGCTCACGCTAGACAAAGTAATA